GCCCGTGGCTTTTGCAACTCGCAAAACAGAAAAGTCGAGGTCCACCGCAAGGCGTCCCAGCAGGTTGCCGAGATTACGCGGACCCTTCCTGATCGTGTATATGGTTTGTACTGCGTAGGGCATGATTTTGGTGGGGTGGCCCCGGCGCAACCCGGGGCTATTGCAGAGGGCACAACACTCGCATAAAGGTTAGCAACCCGCCCACTCACGGCAGCTTACCGCCACCCCGTATCCTTATTCGTCGTCCCACTCCGCCGCCAGCTTAGCCAGCGACGACTTGGCAGGAGCGGCAGGCTTCTCATCCTTGCGGACGGTCGGCTCCACGGTCTCCTCTTCCTCAACCTTGGGCTCGGCCTTGGCCTTCTTCGCCTTGGGCGGGGGCGGCGGGGCTTCCGCTTCTTCCTCCTCCACCTTTGGCGCTGCCTTGGCCAGCGGCTTACCCTCCAGGGCAACAGGTGCGACTTTGTCCACCTGAGCCACCGTCATGGTAATCGCCTTCTTGGCCGTCTCGGTCTGGCCCTGCTGCGAGGACACCGCGTACTCATCGTCGGTCAGCCAGCGCATGCCCTTGAAGAACAGCTTGGGCGACTCCGACTTGGTGTCGAACTTCAGCCGAGTCACAACGCCTTCGACCGGCACAGCCTGCGCGGCCAGCGCACGGGCGTACGCCTGGAGCGGACGGTTCTCGCCCTCCTCCTTACCGAAGATAGACGTGGCGGGCAGTTGAAGCTGCATCACATCACCCTCGACATCGTTAGCCAGGACCACCGCCAGACGCTGGTTGTAACGGCAAGCGCGAGACTCACCCTGGCCCGAACCCTTCACGTTCTGGGGGCACGAGGCGCAGTTGCTGGCCTGGGGATTGGCAGCAGTAGCGTCGGGCTTCTCACCATCAGCCGACCAGCAGTCAGGGGCAGCAGGCGCGTCGGAGTCATACGCCTTCATGTAGAAGGTACGACTAATCTTTGGCGCAGCCGCCACGATCACCACATCGAGGTAGCGCTCCTCGATGGCAGCGACCTCCTTGCCGTCCACCAGCAGGCGGAACACACCGCCCTTGATAGAGATGCGCTTGCCACCGCCAGCACCGGAGCCACCCGCGAGGGAACTGGTGATGGAGGACTGAACCTTCTTGGCAAAGGCGGGGACATTGGAACCAGAAAACAGAGCGACGTTGCTCATAGGGTAACTCCTTACTTACTCGGCTTACGCACGGAAATGTCGAACTCGCTTTCGGAGTTCAACCCGGGGGGGACCATCGTCGGGTTCTCCTCAAGGAAAACCTTCATGTTGGTCTGGGCGATGCGCTTCTCCAGCAGATCAATTGCATCGTTATCGATCACGAACTTCTTGAACGAATCCCAGTCGTTCGTGTAGAACCGCGTCTTCTCGACCAGAGATACGGTGCCGTGGTCAGTCTTCATCGACTTGGCCCCGGTCGAGCGCATCTGGTCTTTGATCGCGTTCTTGACTTGCTGTTGCTGCTCCTTGATGCCTTCGATCTGGGCGTCAAGTTGTTGAACCGCAGCACGCATCTTCATGTACATGCGGACAAGCTTGTCCACAGTGACTTCTTCGACTACTTCACTCATCACTTTCTCCTTTGGTTGTGGTGTCTAAGGTTTGACATTTTACAAGGCTTCACTCGTTTGACAACCCCCTCTCTTTAATTTCAGCGTTGAACAAGCTGACCAGCATGTTGTTGTCTTCAACTTTGCTGGACAGCACACGGAACATGCGCTTCTCCACAGGCGAGCCCTCGATGTGGATCACCGTGACTTTGTCGGATGTCTGCCCCTTGCGATCAGCACGAGCCACCGCCTGGGTGTACTGCTCGACGCTCATCAGCGGGCCGTAGAAGATCACCGTATCCGCAGCAGTGAGCGTGATCCCATGCGCTGCTGCCGCAGGCTGCATGACCAGCACCCGTGGCTCTGGGTTGGACTGGAAGCGCTTGATGATGTCGCCTCGTTTGGTGGCAGTGATGCCGCCGTGGATCTCTTCGCAGGCGATCCCGTTCTTGGTCAGGAACGCTGCAATCGTAGAGATGGCTGCGCGGAACAACGCGAAGATGATGACCTTGCGCTCCGTCTGTTCAAGCGCTTCCAGCAGGACGTTCAAGCGTGGTGTAGCGTCGAACTCCACCACCTCCTGATTGTCTGTGTACGACACGCCGCTGCTGATCTGGAGCAGCTTGTTGATCACACCGGCTGCGTTGACTGCGGTGATGGTCTCACCTGCCGCCATCGCCACCATCTGCGTCTTGAGCATGTTGTAGTACTTGGCCTGCTGCGGTGTGAGCGGCACCTCCCGGGTCATCGTGATGACGGGTGGCAGGTCCAGGCACTGCGCCTTGGTGTAGCGGATGGCGGGTTGCAGCGCCATGTGAACCTTGTCCGCAGCATCGGCTTTCGCTGCCCACTTGAACAGCGTGATCTTCTGCATCACCGCATCACGCCACGCCGTGTAGAACTTGGGCACACCGCTGGGATTGACCAGCTTGGCCAGCCCATATGCATCCAGGGGAGACTGCGCCGCAGGTGTACCCGTCATCATCCACAGATAGGTGTCGGGCTTGAGGATGGAGTTGAGCGCTTTCCATCGACGCGTCTGTGGGTTCTTGTACGCGTTGGCTTCGTCCACAATGACCAGATCAAATCGCCCGTCGTTGTTCACTTCACTGGCAATCAGGTTCAGCCCTTCGTAGTTCGTTATCACCAGTTGATAATCCTGCTGGATCAACTCAATGCGCCGCGCAGCCTGGGGATGGTGGGCGACCACCGCGCTGCGGTGAATGACGGAGTTGCTGATGTCCTGCATCCAGGCGCTGTGCATGATGGACAGCGGGCATAAGATCAACACACGCCTGACCTCACCGCGCTTCATCAGGTAATCAGCCGCCCACAGCGCTGACAGCGTCTTGCCCGTCCCGGGTTCCGACAACACGAACGCACGCCTATTCAGCGTGAGGAAGCTTGCGGTCTCCTTCTGGTGCGCCATCGGTACGAAGCGCCCAGGCCATTCATAACGACCGAAGATGGGTGATGGCACATCGCGCACCCCCAGATTCTTCAGGACACGGACCTCATCCAACCCCCACCACACAGCGACTTGGTAGCCGCCAGGGATGGGCGTTGCTTTCTGCTTGGGGATGAGGCTGTACTTGTGCGGGTTGCGTGTCTTGAAGACAAGCAACTTGTTGTCAATGATCTCCAATGCTTTCTCCTGCGCTGATCACTTCATGGAGTGATCTTTGTTGCGCTTGTAGGTACGGTTGGTACTGGCTTTGACCACACGCAGGTTCCCAGGCGTGGTCTTGCCGCCTTTGCTGAGTGGCGTCTTGTGATCGACGTCCATCCCATCACCCTTATGCACCTTGCCTTCACGCTCCAGCAAGCGTCGGGCCTTGTTGCGTGCGGCTCGGGCCTTTTTGGTTTTCTCTGTCTGATCGTAGGCCGGATAGGGATCACGATCTGCCATGTTCTTGTACGGCATAGGGCCTCCTACTTGGGGTTGAACGTACAGTCTTTCACAGGACACCAGCCGCACAGCGGCGACTGAGAAGGGTTCCACACGTTGTACTCGTATGCCGCCTCCAACTTAGCCAGCCGGTTGCGGTACTCCCACCACGCCTCTTCTGCATCTTCACGCACCATGCGGTGCTTGACCATGCTGCCCTTGACCAGAAAGACCAGGGCGGAAGAGACGCTGCGGATGTGGGGGAAGTGCGCGAAGACAAACAACGACATCAGCACCAACTGATCGCGATCAGGGTACTTGTCGTTACCTGTTTTCCAGTCCACCACCCGTGCGGTCAGGTTGTCGTCGTTGATGATCAGCAAGTCAGCGATGCCACGGACCCAGCGATTTGCGTCATTGAAGTCGCAAGGACGCAGGTCCTTGGTGAGCGCCATCTCATGCTCAAACAACTTGCGTCCAGGCTTGGAGAGCAGCACGTCCACCACCGGCAGCACGAACGCGAATTGCTCAGGTATCGGCACCCCGGCAGTGCCGTAGTCCTCAATGGCCTTATGCACGTCCTTACCGTAGATCGTGTGCTTCGTATCCCTGAACGGATATTTTTGCAGCACCTTGACCTCGTGGTAGCGCTTGGCGCATCCCTCAAAGTCTTTCAGGCTTGAGTGAGACCAAGTGACGTGCTGCTGCTCCATCACAACTCCGCTGTGTTGATGACCTGATTGAGCCGGTTGGCGAATGCAGTAACGAAGCGCTCGTCGTTCCACTGGGGGTGGCCCATGTCGTGCAGGATGGCGTGGGTGACCTCGTGCCAGAACGAATCACTGACCTCCTCGCGCTTGAACACACGTCTGGTGAAACTGCTTTTCTTGGCCAGCGTTATCTGGTGCTTGAGCAAGTCAAGCTCAGCCATCGCACCCGGAGGCGAGCCCATCACCGGCTGGGTCCGCACGGTGTAGGTGCTACGACCTAGTCGAAACTTCTTTGGAATCAGCATGCATTCTCCTTTCGTTTTGTTGTTCGTCCATCACACGCAGGACGTGCTGTAGCAGCCTGCCTTCCACACACAGCTTCTCGGTCAGAAGCCGTGCATCCATATACTTGTACACAAGGCACATGTTGTGGATCTCTTTCGCATAGCGCTCGATCACCATCAGCGGCATTGCGTAGTCGATGATGTCGTTAGCCTTTCGTGAGTCCATATCTTTTATTCACTCCACCATCCGCAGCCAGGGGAATACCCGGCAAATAGGACGGCTCAATAGTCATCTGCGCCAAGACCCAAGTCTTAGCGACATCCTCATCCGCCTCCGGCAGCATGGCGATCAACTCATCGTGGACCGTGCCGACTATTGGATAGCGCTTGGCTACCCGCAGCATGCCGTCCGTCATCACGCAACGCGCCGTGCCCTGGATGACGTTGTTGGTCACCTTCCCGGCGTACAGCTTGGTGCGCTTAGGCCCATCTGCGTACGTCCACTGGACGCGACCCTTCTCATCTTTCTCAGGGCGAACATCAGGATACCGCATCGGCATGCCGCTTGGCAAGATGATCTCGCCCTTGCGGAACGTCACGCACTTGTGCGTGTACTCCTTGCCCCCGTACAGGCTGTACTCAATCAAGTTCCCGAACAACTCCCACAGCGCCACCACCGCAGAGGATGCGGCGCGGTACTTGTCGATGATGGCCTTGGATGCAAGACAGTGGATGGCCAACTCGATCTCGCTGCATGTGTGCGGGATCTCCGCCATGCGGCTGAGGTTGTCTTCCCAGGACAGGAACTTCTCCACGTCCTTACCCGTCACGCCCAGCACCAGTGCGTCCTTCTTCGTATACCGCAGCGGCTTGGCCCCAAGGAACCCGGTCAGCAACTGCGCAGCGAACGATGACCAACCCAACTGGTAGCCAGCGCCCAGCAGTGCGGACTTGGCGGACTGGCGCTCCACAGGATGGCTGTCCTTGGTCATGCCGGGGATGTTGAACATCTGCGAACCGAACAGCGCGTATGGGTCACCACCGGAGCGGAAGATGCTGAGTAGTTCTTCACCCTCAGACATCCACGCCAAGACACGCGCCTCGATCTGGGACAAGTCACCGGCCACCAGCAGGCAACCATCGGGAGCCATGATCGCCTTGCGCAGGAACGACCCGCGCTTGAGGTTCTGCATGTTGATCGCGCTGCCCTTGCTGGCAGTCCACCGCCCCGTGCTTGCACCGAAGTAACTCAGCGGAACGGGAAGAGAGCCGCGCTTGGCGATATCTAGGAACCGCTGCGCACGCGTGCGCTCGCTCGTTGACTTGACCTTCAGTCGGGCTTCGCAGAGGAGAGCAACATCTTCCTCTTCATGGTTAAGTAGAGCTTGGAATAACGCGTCATTCTTAGCGAGAGCCAGCGTTTCTTCGCCTGTAGTCTTGCTGACCTTAGTCGGCGGATCGACCCCAAGTGCTTTGAGGGCCTCCGCAAATTGCGGGTTAGACGCAAGCGTAGCTTCCACCATGCCGAGCTTCTTGAGTAATGATTCACGTTGTTCCCTCTCCTCTTCGATAGCTTTAGCCAACATCTCCTGATCCAGCACCAGCAGCGGACGCGTGTACATCTTCAGCGTCATGTCGATGAGCCGCAACTCCTTGGACGGATAGCCTGGGAGCAGACGGCGGAAGATCTCCTCGCACAAGTACACGTCGTGCTTGCAGTACTCGGCTAGTTCCAACTCGACAGGTTTCCCCAGTACTTGGAACGCAGTAAGCCCATCTGTCGAATGTACGGCTTGCCCTTTGGGGGGAAGACCAAAATCGCTGGATAGTTTCGCGAGGGAATTGCCAACTTCCACGCCGCGTAAAGCTCGCGCCATTGACAGGGTGTCGAAGATGAAAGCGGGCTGTGCGTCGTAGACCCAGGAGAGGATGGATACATCGAACTGTGCGTTATGCGCAAGGACGGCGGTTCGTCCCCAGTCGATTCCAAGAAAGTACTCAGATAGGTCTGGTCCGCTAATCCAGCGCACCGGCTCTCCGCTGCCGTATAGATGGGCACAAGCTCCAAAAGCTGTAAACCTCTCATCGCGTATGTACTCCTCCGTTGTCATCTTCGACAGGGTGTAATCCTTGCGGTCCCACCGCGTTTCAAAGTCGATGGTCAGGATCTGATCGAATGGCAAGCTCAATGTGTTTCTCCTCGTCTGTTGAGTTCTTTGCTCACATGCGTGCTGACGAACATGTCCGCCGCGTTGGTGGTGATGTGGCCCGCTTCATCAAATGTCGCGTTAACGCTCATCACCTTGAGCGTCTCTTCGTTCTCCACCAGCAGGAACACGCCGTGGTTCTTCTTGTTGGTGATGCAACTGCCGACAGCCAGCATGATGCGCACGAACTCGTACCTATCACAGAAGTCGATCCCGTCAACCTGAGCCATCAGGTCACGTAACTCCTTGGCTTTTTCTGCCATGAGTTTGATTTCCTCTTCACTATCCATGTTGCGTTCTCCTTAACCAGTCTTCTAAAAAATTTACGGTGTCCTCGCGGATCACCATCGCTGCGCCCCCTGCCTTGTGTATCTCAGCGATCTCTCGTTCTTGCAGCAGCGTGGGCTTGTTGTACCCGGCCTTGCACTCGATGCCAAGGAACTTCCCCTTGTGGCAGACGATGATGTCTGGGATGCCTGAGCGTCCGTACCCACCCATCACGGGGAAGAAGTAGTACGCCTTGTGCTCCTTGAGCAAGTTGACGCAGGCATCTTTGACTTTGCCTTCAGGGGTTCGGGCCAATTGATGTCTCCAGTTCAATGAGTTTGTCGATGTAGTGCCGCGCCTTGCGCAGGTCATCCACGCCACCCTTGTGCCGCCAGCGGGACAGGTACTTGACAGCGTTGCCATCAAAGTAACCCAGGCCCCAGTCTTTGATTACATCCCAAGTCTCATGCTCAAACTGTTTGTAATGCACGCCATCAATCTGAATATCATTCGCTTTCATAGTTGCCCCACACGGATGAAAGTTTTGGAGATGATTTAACCAACCTTGCCTTGCGCTTGATGGTCAAGTCGTTCCAAGGAAACTTGAGATCAACGGATGTTGTCTCAGTTGATATAAATGTTTTGAGACAAAACCCGCAAAGCCTCTGCCGCCAAACTTGACCATTTACCCGGCGAGACTCGATAACCTTGCCTTTGCTCTCTTTGTTGCAATGCGGACATTTCATTTCTCTTTCGTTCTCCATCTCAAGAATTGGTGCCCCTCATCCCAACCCTGCTCAGCTTTATTATTTATCTCCGCGTCAAATACACGGATGGCGTTTGCCAGATGGTTCAGGTGTGTTACTTCTGCGCCATACTGTTTACTGAGTATGTCCAGCCAATCTGCGATTATTAGGTGGTGCGGTTTCAGTGCTCGCCCAGATTCCCATCCAGCAAGATGTGCGCGTTCTACAGAAGGATCTACGTTGGATGTTTTGCACATATGCAAAAAGTTTTCCAACGCAGTTTCGTACAGTTTTTGTGTATCCATTTATTTATCCATTTCCAAGAAGTCGGGGCATTCACCATGCCCGCCCCAGCCTCTGATCCATACCTGCTGCTCCTTATGCGGCGGGCTGAGTTTCCTCATGCACTTGCCACACTCGGGGAAGTAGGGGTGCCCTTCGTCCCGCCCTTCACAACGGGCGATGTCAGCGGGTAACTTGCGGTCGTTCATTTGTAGAGCTCCTTTGCTGCCGCCTCCGCAAGTGCGGTGCGGCCTTTGTCTGTAAGTCGGTCTATTGCTACAAGATTCCCACCACGATGGACGGTGGGGCCGTTACCGATCAGTCCGCGATTTCGGAGGGACCAGTACGTCATCCAACTGCCTTTCTTGCTATTGAACATCTTGAACCCCCAACCTTTATCAAACATCTTCAGCATGAAGATTTGATGTGCCGTCAGCTTCGTCATAGCCGTTCCTCTCCATCAAAGTAGTCATGGTGTCCAGCACCACCCCGTACACCCCATCACGCAATCGTGGGTCGGTAATCTTGATGTTGCCATCAATGATCTTGTCCATTTCCTCAAGGTCAAGGCCAACCCAGTTTTGGCGGAGCTTCACGTCATAAATGGTTTTTGCAATCGCAGCATCCACCAGTTCACGCAGCGGGCGTGATGGGGCAAGCCCGTAGGTGATGCACAGATCGTTGAATTGGTCTTGGGTCATGCGTTTTTCTCCTTTAACTTGGCCTCGATGGAGCGGCCCCATGCGCGTCCTGCTGCGCACTCGTCAATGGTCCTGGGCATCAGGCTCCTCCGTGTACCAGCACTTCTGATGCGCCCGGCAGTGGCTCCTGTGGTCGCAGAAGCTGCGATCCTCGCAGGGGTCGCCGGGGCGCTCGGGGTCCGGCTGACAATCGCAGTCCCGGCTTGGAATTTTCAGCAGGGCGCAATCGGGCGAGTGTTCCGGCTGCTCCAGCGCGGCCTGCAATTTCATCATCAGGCTTGCCATCCTGACGCTGCCGGGATCATCTCGCCATTCATCTAGAGCTTTCTGGGCGGCTTCGCGTAGGTTCATTCCTGTCCTCCTTCAGCTTTGGCGATGGCGGCGCGTGCCTTCTCTGCGTGCGCCGCTCCATATGCCGGGTCTTCTTCCCAAACCGCCAGCATCTCTTTCAACGCCTCCAGCAATTCGTCGCGCTGCGCTTTTACTTTGGCTGGGTCTTCCCTTGCTCCGCACTCTGGGCAATATCCAAGGTGGGAAAAAACACTGTATGGTTTCGGCGCATGCTTGCTCATTTCGTTTCTCCTTCAGCTTTGGCAATAGCGGCGCGGGCCTTATCGGTGTTCCACCCCATCGCTTCCGCTCCGGGCAACAGAACCTTCAACGCCTCCAGCAGTTCCTGATTCACCGCGTGCAGGCGGCGCAGTTCGGCGGCGGCACCGAAAATGTCAGGTGCCGTGCATAGCGTGTCAGGACCGTCGAGTTGGTCAGCCAAGCGCAGGGCTTTTGGTTGTGTCATTTCTCCTCCTTCAATCGCGCAACAAGGCGCTGTGCTTTATGGGCAATGTCGTGTCCATACGCAGGGTCTTCCTCCCAGATGGACAGCATCTCTTGCAGAGACGCCAGCAGTTCATGCCTATCCCGCTCCAACTTGATGATGTAGTCAATCGCATTGCGGGAAATCATGGCGAGGTCTTGGGTGAGTTGGTCGTGGGTCATGTCTTGCTCCTTGCGCGAATATCTGACACCATGACAACCTGCATTTGCCCGTGAATCACTCTTGCGGGAAGTGAGTGCTTCAGAAGCGCCTCGCGCTCGGCTTCAGCGACAAGGGCGGCGAAGTGTTCAAGTTCGTCGGGCAACAGGTAGTACACACCGTGCTTTTCATGCGCCCCAGCCTCCCTCGCCATGCGGATGATGTCTTCCTTATTCATGCTTCCTCCCCTTTATCTTTGCCGCGATTTCAGCGGCGTTGTTGTCACTGATGCAGTTGCTGTAAATAATCCGACAGGCGCGGGCACGTTCCTCTGCGATGATGAGGTTGGCGAAGCGTTCAATGTCAAACCCTGCAAAGGCTAATCGCACTGTTGGAACGTCTTTCCAACCAGCCTCCCGCGCCATCCGCAAAATGTCTTCCTTGGTCATAGTGGTATCTCCCCTTCCCACTTCTTGTGCTCCATGTTGAACACTTTCTGAATATGCGGCAGGAGTTCTTTAAGCATCTCCCCCCGGTCAACGTCGCTGAAGTCTCGCG